GAGGTTGACGCACTTATCTCACGTGAGTTGGCTGCTGGCATCAATGAGCATATTGACAAGGCTGTCTTTGCTGCTGCTGCTGCAGGAGCTGGCAACCAAGTTGATGGAGCCAATGCCGCTTTGACATACGCACAAATCACAGGACAGCAAAAGGCTGTGTTGGCCGCTGGAGGTGACTTGAGCCGTTGCAGCTTTGTTGCTTCTCCATCTGCTATGTCAATCGTTAAGGGTGAGGCTGCCATTGCTTCAATCAAAGCCGTTGTCGAAGGCAACAGCATTGATGGATATGCAAGCTACTTTACGCCTAACCTTGTGGACAGCACAACCGACGAAGGTGCTATTTTGTTTGGTGACTACGCACAGGGCATGTTGCTCGCCTTCTTTGGTGGCATCGACCTGTTGGTTGACCCATACAGCAACGCTGGCACTGCACAGATTGCATTGCACGTCAACAAGTTCTATGACACTGACGTACGCCAAGCGGATGCCTTGTCTTACTTGTTCGACTTCATTGCCTAATTGACCAAAACTTGGAAGCCTGGCAATAGGGCTGGGCTTCCTTTTTTTCTCTCACATGAACGTAACAACACCTACGCCAGCAAGCGGCACGGACGTCATTTCCCTGGCGAACATGAAGGAGTTTCTGCGCGTTGATCACAGCGACGAGGATACGACCATTACGGCGTTGCTTGACGCGGCTGTGGCTCATGTGAGCGACTATACCAACCGCCACATTGGTACGTCAGCAAGCGCTATCTTTTATTTAGAAAGATGGCGGCCAGCAGCCTTGGCCTACGGCCCTGTGGTAAGCATTACGAGCGTGACGTACAACGACACGTCAGGGACTTTGCAGACGTTGGACACATCTAAGTATTACGTCCAAACTCACAAAGATGATACTTGCCTCATCTTCTTTCATGATACTCCTGACCTGCAGGATTACAACGCTATGCCCATTCGCATTACCGCATCCGTTGGAGGTCAACCCTCAAACAGCGTTAAGCACGCGGTGCGCATGCTCGTAGCCCATTGGTATGAAAACCGCCGTGGCGTAGTGACAGGAACGATTGCCACCACTATCCCCTTGGGCGTTCACTCACTGCTCAACACTGAGCGCATCATTGACACGCGGCAATGAATATCGGCTTCCTAGATCGTCGCATCACGTTTGTTGCGCCAAGTAACGCAGCTAACTCCTACGGGGAGGTGTACGGCACTGGTGTTGATTACGCTACCGTGTGGGCTGCCTTGGACAATAAAGGCGCAAGCAATGCAGTGATCATGGAGCAGGAGACAACACGCAACACGGTGACCTGGCGCGTGCGCAGCTCCAGCACCACGCGAGCCGTTACGCCCAAATACACGATTCGTTACGGGTCTGACATCTACAACATCCTTGCTATTCAGGAGGTAGGGCGTAAGAACGAGCTGCACTTCATCACTGAACGCGTAATCTCTGAGTGATGAGCGTGAAGGTAGACGGCATGAAAGAGTTGGAGCGCAAGATCATGCGCTTGGCTCAATGGAGCGAGAAAGACGCCACCAAGCTGCGCGCCATCGACGAGCGCGTGGCCGAGGTCTACAACGTCGCGCTGCGTGCTAACATTAAAGATAGTCCTGTCGACGTCAAGGTGTACCGCAGCGGCGAACTACGCCAAACCATTAAGACGGGCACGCTACGTCGTAGCATCAAGACCTTCCGTCGCAGAAACAAGGCCATCACATTGGCAGGTCCAAAGACAACGGGACGTCGCGGATCTAACAAGAAGGTGAACCGCCAAGATGGTTGGTTCGCTTCTATTGTGGAGAACGGTTCTGGCTTTGGTCCAGGACGCAACAAAGGCGTCTTTGAGCGCACACAGAAGGCGACCAGCAACCGCATGAAGAAATTAAGGAACCGACTTCTGCAGCAGGAGTTCAAACGCTACATGCGATGAAAGTAGGACTCGCCATTCATTCCATCGTGACGGGTAACGGCGCGGTCAATTCTGCTGTGAGTGGTAGGGTATATCCTGAACTCGCACCCGAGGGCGTCGCTATGCCCTATCTCGTTTACAGCATCGTTAGCAACTCACCCAGCGATGCGAAGGACGGCACGCCCATTGATGAGGCTCAGGTTGAGCTGTTCAGTGTGGCATCAACGTATTCAGCAGCAAACGACTTGGCCGACAAGGTACGTGCTGCTATGGACAGGAAGTCTGCTACTGTCAGCGTCGCGGAAGGTGACGTGGTAGTGCAGTCCTGCCACTACACAAATGAAGTGACGGAGGTGAGTGCAGATCGTAAGACTTACGTATCAATTCAAGACTACACAATTAGAATTAAACGATAATGGACTTCATCCTAGAGAATTGGGCAGAGCTTGTGCTCGCGTTGCTGGCCTTGGTTAAGGTGGTGGTAAACCTCACCCCAACCGAACAAGACAACAAAGTATTTGGGTATATTGACGTACTCATTAACCTCATCATCTCAGACCGCAAAAAACCTACTAACAAAGAATAACGATGGCTACTACAGGCATTATTAATGGCTCACAGTATACAGTCATGTTTGACGGCACTACGCCAGTCATTGCAGACAACGTTACTGATTTGAGCGTTTCTATTTCTACTGAAACACGCGACACCACGACCAAGAACAACGGCGGCTATCGCGCCTTGCTTCCTGGCTTAAAGTCTCTTTCAGTAAACTTCACGGCGTACTACGCCAACGACGCGACCAACGGCTTTGACGAGTTGATGGCCGACTTCTTGGGTGGCACTCTGCAGAAAGTCAAGGTGGCCTCTATTGATTGGGACACGGATGGGGAACCTCCAACACCAACGGAAATTGTTGGCGACATGGAAATCAGCTTTGACGCCTACATCACTTCTTTGGAGTTGAGCGCAGGCACGGAGGACAACGCGTCTTACACTTGCACGTTGGAGTGCGTCAGCGCCATCACTTACGCAGCACACGTCTAATACATGAACATCACTCTAGACAATCAGACCTTTCCCGTGCGGGCTTCCATGCGAGCTTGGCGCAACTTTGAACGCGCCACGGGCCACAAGGTTGCAGGTATTGACAGCGAGGACGTGACCCTTATGCCTGAGCTGCTCTACTACTTCGTTGAGGAAGGATGCCGTAAGCAAGGCATGAAGTTCGAGATGGAGGTGGACGATTTTCTAGGGCTGATTGATGTAGGTGATCTAGCTACCGTGATGCAGGTAATCGAGGAGTCCATGTCACCGCAAAAAAAAACGGAGACAACGGACGAGACGAAAAGCCACTTGAATGGGATGAAATAGAGGAGCTGGGGTTAGGCTTGTTAGGCCTGACCCCATCCACTCTCTACGATTTTACGTTCAGGGAGTTTGGCAACGCGGTGCGCGGTCGCTACAAATCCGAGGAGCTTCTTGGCAGGAGCAACTGGGAACGCGTGCGATGGCAGACCGCGTTGTTGCTTAATGTACACACGAAGAAAGGCGCCAACCTCAAACCAAAAGACTTGGCTGTCTTTCCCTGGGAGCAAGGACCAAAGAAAACAAATCCCGCCAAAGGCTTTGCAGAGCTGATGGCATTGGCAAAGAAGAAGGATGGCTAAACTAGGTGATCTCGTAGTACGCATTGGCGCCGACACGCGCGACCTGAACAAATCGTTGGGCCGCGTGCAGCGTAACATGCGCTCAATGACTGGCAACTTTGAGCGGCTGGGTCAGAGTATGACGCGCTCGCTGACGTTGCCGTTGGCTGCATTTGGTGCGGCTGCTATCAAAAGCGCTGCGGACCTTGAAAAATTAGAGACCTCCTTTGTTAGTCTGACAGGAGGGACGGCGCAGGCGGCGGCCATGATGAAGAACCTTAATGAGTTCACCGCTAACACGCCATTCCAAATTGAAGCCGTAGCAAATGCGGCAAGACAGTTGGTAGCTTCAGGTACTGAAGTGAGCAAGGTTAATGAGCAGCTCCAATTCCTTGGCGACATCGCTGCGACCAGTGGGTCAAGCATTGAGGAAATAGCGGCCATCTTTGCCAAGGTCAATGCCAAGGGCAAGGTGGAGTTGGAGAACCTCAACCAACTTGCAGAGCGCGGCATTCCCATCTTTAAGGCGTTGGCTGACGCTACTGGTTTGCCTGCTGACGCATTGGGCGCAGGCGCTGTTAGCGTTGAGCAATTCAACCAGGTACTCAAGGGCTTTGCTGAGGAGGGAGGTTTTGCGGCTGGCGCAATGGAGCGGTTGAGCAAGACGACGACGGGCCTTGCAAGTACGGCGTTGGACAACGCGAAGATTGCAGCTGCATCGTTTGGTGAGCTGTTCCTGCCTGCAGTCAATAAAGTGCTTGAGAAAATTATTGAATTGTCCAAGGCTTTCACATCACTGTCACCTGACACCAAGCGCGTAATTGCAGTGGTCGCTGTGTTTGTGGCTACGCTTGGACCACTACTGCTTATTATTCCAAAAGCTATTGCGGCATTTGCCGCACTTAGAACGGCAGTGATTGCCTTTAATTTGTCGCTGGCCATCAATCCTATTGTTCTTATATCAGCGGCTATTGCTGGTCTTGTTGCTGCTGTTGTGGGTTACTCGATGGAAGCTCGCACAGCTGCACGCGAAACCTGGAACTGGCGTGACGCCTTGGCTGGTGTGGCTGGCTCGGCTAGGCAGATAGAATTGCAGCGCTTGATCAGTGAACAGGAGGAGTTAATTGCCTTTACCGAATCCTTCATCAGAGTCAAAGAACAGGAGATCGCAGCAGGCAATGACGGCAGTGAGGCTTATCGACAAGCAGTCATTGACCTAGCACAGATGCGTGCTGGTTTGCGTGAATCAAAGGACACGTTGGCTGGCATGCGTGACGAGCTTGAGAGCTTGGAGACTGGCGCACGTAACGCCTTTGTCCGAGTAGTAGAGCTGGCGGGCAGCATGACGACGCTGAACGAGATTCTAAAGGACACGCGTAAGAAAACAAAGGAAGCAAAGATTGAAATACAAGAGTTCGATCAAGCCGTTGACGACGTGGATGATCTTGACTTCACGTTTGATTCAGATAAAGTCATTAGAGAATTTGAGCGCGCGAGAAATGCGGCCAAGGATTTTGCCTACCAGGTAAACCAATCAATAGAGTTCGCAGTTGAATCTATGCTTATGGGCGTGGCTCAAATGGTTGGTGCCAGCATCGCACTGGGCGAACCGTTGCGTGGTATTGGCATGATGCTAGGCGATATCTTGGCCAACCTCGCCATAGAGTTGGGTAAGTACGCCATTGCTCATGGTGTAGCGATTGAGGCGATTAAGGAGAGTTTAAAATCATTGAACGGACCAGCTGCCATCGCTGCGGGTATTGCACTCCTAGCCATTGGCGCAGGACTCAAGGCGCGGATGCAGAAGGTAGGAGGTGACGCAGGTATCCCTGCCCTGGCAGAGGGCGGCCTCGCCTACGGACCTACAACCGCACTGATTGGCGACAACAGGAACGCACGCATTGACCCCGAAGTAGTAGCGCCATTGAGTAAATTGAGAGACATGATGGGAGGCAACCAAGTCGAGGTGTTTGGTCGCATCAGCGGAAATGATATTTTCTTGTCTAACTCACGCACAGGCACCAGCCGCCATCGTTACGCATGAGCTATATCTACGCACGAGGTTACGGCCAAAGCCTAACGAATGAGAGCTTTGAGGTGCGCATTGTACACAATGACACAGGCACAGACAGCACACGTGAATTCGCGCTCGATCCTGTAGGCTTCACATTGAGCTACGAATCACCTGACGACACGCTGTTGGTTCCTGGCATCGTCCACTCGCGTTGTAAGGTGACTACCTTTTGGGAGAGCGCGCAATTTTCCGCGCTGGATACATTGCTTAGTGATATGGCGAGCGGGCAAGATGGCGATTACATTTTGCACGTTATACAGGACGGCGATACGCTTTGGGCGGGCACCATTCTAATTGAGCAAGTGAGCGTGAGCGAGGACAGCGCCTTGCGATCGGTTAGCATCGTAGCCAGCGACGGGTTGAGCATGCTGCGCAACGTCGATTACAACAACAGCGGCACGGCTTACACAGGATATCAGGAGGTGTTGCAAATGTTCCAAAACATTCAGGATAAATGGGTTCTTTTTGATTTCCTCACAGACATTGCAATCAACAGCGATCGTCGATTGAGCTTCATTGATGACGTGTACAATGAAGATGATTTTTTGTTGTCTTTGCTTCCACATCCAGCAGGCACGTCTTACAGAACATTGGAACGGTGCCGCATCCACACCTGGCCGTGGTCAAAATTGAATGAGGCTGGAGATACTGAATACATCAATTGTTATGATCTGCTAGAATCACTGTGCATTACGTATCAGTTCCGTTTGTTCTCCTATGAAACGGGATGGTTTATGATTCCGTGCGCCTTGTCAGCACAAAGCGCTTCAGGTTATGCGATGACATACGGAAGCGTTATAACGGGACCTGAAAATTTCTTGAATAGCTGGAGCTATCAAATAGAAGGAGCTGACACCAGGCAAAAGGGTAACGATTGGGTGCAAACGTTTACACCCCAAACGAAGGAGATAAGTTTGACTCGCGACACTAACGACGGGGCAACTATTCTCAGCGCCACTAACACACCGAACGACACGGAATTGACTGCCGCCGATTTGATTTATCCAGGCATCGACACCGAATCGGATGACGTCCGATACATCATGGAGGGTCAGGTCATCGTCAGCAACAGTGCAATCACAATTGACGAGAACGACGATTTAGGGAGGTTGCAGCTGCGTTTCATCATTGAATGGGCGCCTGATGCAACCAGTGAGTACTACGTGAACACCTTGGCGAGTGTCTACGACGGACAAGTTGCAGCCGCTCAAATGTTTGACGGCATCAACGTCAACTACGCCATGATGATTGCGTATTCACCTGAATACAGCGCGACGTCAGGGTACTACAACCTTGGACAAACCGAGGACCATTTTTACACGCCATCACAGGCAGGATCACGAGTCATCAATTTTCGAGTTGCGATTCCGCCACCGCAAACAGCCAAGACTGGGTTGAAGATTACGCCTAAAGTTGAGGCCTACAACCCCACGGCTCAAAGCGACTCCACGCTGCAGGCCGCTCTAACCATCAATTGGTTTTACCTCAATGTTCAGAAATGGAGTGGCGATGAGCTGGAGCTAATTCAAAACTTTGATTACGTAGCCAGCAGTACGCTAGGCCAAAATAAAGCGCATTTGGGCACAACCTACGTGGGAGGTTTGGGTGCGAGTATGGGAAACATCGAAGTAGAGACGGCCGTAGATGTTTGGAACCGTTCACAGAATTGGGTATCGCAAGCGCAGGGGGTAGCGCGCCCCATTAATGAGTTGTGTGTGGAAGAAATCCTGGCTATGCACACGCGCGCCCACAAAATAGAGAAGGGCAGTTTAGTGTTGCGCGGCACAGCCACAATGCCCAAACCGTTCTCAAGGTATTTCGATAACGATACGGGTATTTATTACGCTGCATTGAATTATGAGATGCAGGCAACGCCTTCAGAGCTTGGCGTCACTCTGCGATCCATTGGACGCAATCCCATCAGCATCACAACGGATTACGAAAACACGGGACGTCTGCCCAATGTGCCATCAACAGACATTAGCCAGGGCACTGTCAAGCCTGATCACCAGGTGATGTACAGTTACAACAACCAGGCGCGCAACAACTTTCTGCTCAATTATTCGAGTGTAATTGGAGCAGGTGAGACAAAAGAAATGTACTGGTCCCTGACCAATGACGGACAAGGCAGATACATTGACGCTCAGGGGGACACGCCTGCTCCTGGCAACGTTATAGCGCGCAAGGTGTACGTTCAAACGAGAGGACTGCAAACGCCATCAGATAGCGGCTGGCTAACGCCATCAGGGGTGCAGCCATCAACTGATGAAACGCTGTTAGACACCATCGACTTAATACGTGAGTATATGTCGAAAATCGGTGATCATGGCAGCTATACCTTCATGATTACCTATCAGGAAACTAGCTCATTCACTGGCATTCTAGATACATACACAACGGCGTCAGCAGCATACAGCACGCGGCGCCTGTCCAGTACCTACACGGGAAGCCTCCTTCGCGTTCGGCGAGCTGACGGCACAGAGCTAGATATTGATTTCGACGTGGACGGAAACCTAGACGAAAGTGCAATCAGCACCTTTGCAGGGGGTACGGCGTGCACGGTTGCCACCTGGTATGACCAAAGCGGAAACGGCAACGACTTGACAAATACAACCGTCTCAACACAGCCTCAGATTTATACAGGCAGCGTGTTCTACAGCATCGGTGCAGGCACACCAGCGCGAAAGGCTTTGAACTTCAATAGCGATTACCTATACAACACCGCCGATCTACACGCAGGGGCATTCTACGCAACGTCCGCCGTTGTTACTGGTTCAAGCATTGGAAACCTGCACATTCTAAACCAAGATGATAGCTTGGCAGGTGGCACGGCGCGAATTGGGCAATACTTGCGCACAGGTTCAGCTAACAACACAGCGCGTTCAGTTGTGTTTAATACGGCTGGAGCTAGCACAGCGGACAACACTGCAAACAACACGGTGACGACTAACACCGCATACGTGATCAGCGCCCACGGGAAGAGCAATCAAATTGAAGCGTTTGTAGATGACACAAGCAACGGCCACACCTCATTAACGGGGCCACTACGCCACGGCAGCGGGTTGTATCGCGTGGGAGCAAGTGCGCATACCACTACGCCTGCAAGTTTTTGGAACGGCCGCATTGCTGAACTCATATTCTTTGACGAGGACATGAGCGGTGGCCACCAAACAGGGGTAGTATCAAATATTC